CGAGGAACTGCGGTCTCTCCTATCTTAGTTAATAACGCACCACAGGCGGACTTATTAGCTAACGTTAATTCACTCTTTAGTGAAGTAGGAATCTTATTGTAAATGGAGTTATATGGTATTATAATATCTACAGGATTAGAATTAGCTATACGCGATTGAAACGCACCATTTCCAAGAGCTGTCTCTGCTTTAGCTGTATCTATAGGGGTATAGACAGTAGTAATAGCAGTGTTCCAAGGTATGAAACCGACATCTATGCCTTGATCATAGTTGTTTTGATCACTTATAACGGTAACTCTATAACCACCTTTCTTGTAACGAAAGAGGGCCTCCATTTTTGCTAAATAAGAAGTTCCTTCAACACCACCAGCACGGACCTGCCATGAGGTAAAAGGGAAAATAAACATTGAGTGCTTAGTATCAGTCCACTTATAGATTGTAGGTAGCTTAGTTAGAGAAAGAACACTAGGTATGATATTAATAACATCATCGAAGCCTGTTATAAACGGACGACCAGCGCCTATGTTTATAGCATCTGCTTCACGCAAACATGTACTACTACACGCAACTGTGGTGTGAGTTAAAGTAACACGAGAACAATCCATCTGCACAAACCAATCTGACTTTGTAACGCCTTCATTCACTGGAGTACCAAACTGGAAATCTGAACAGGCGGAGACAAAAATCTGTAAGGACATATCTGAAACGGGAGAAACTGAAGATGTTAAAGTATTCATCTGTTGCACCATAAGAATTCCATTATTTCCATTAATACGGTCAGCGCCATCGGTTACACACCAATTACGCGTCTGCATGAAAGGAATAACGAAAGTACAATCGTGAGATGTCGATAAGTCGAATATAATATTCTCATAATTCGAAGCTGTAAGCAAATCGGGATTAGCTGTCGCGGGAGGGTATACTGGGATATACACTATACGAAATCTAGCATTATGAAAAGTACTACAAACGGCTGATATAGTAAACTTAAGACTACCACGCCAATGCCGAAACATAGACGCGAAATAAGTAATAGGAGAGACGACTTCGCCGCCCTCATTCGGATTGGAAATCCAACCAGTAGTCAAAGTTTTCCCATATAATATCGAACCTGGTGCTGTAAGAGAAGACACTGTAACAGTGGAAACTAAAAAGGGTTTCTGTAGTATATCTGTAATATCAAGTTCATTCAAGTCCATACCTATTCTGCCAGCCGCATGCACACATTGCCTATCATTACTCATAGCGAGACTAACTGTATTTATAGTATCTGACACTTTAAACATATTAGGTTGGCGAATCTGCATAAGGGAGGTAGTGGTTAGATTAGGGGGGTTAGAAAAACCAAAGAAGTGCAAAACATCTGCGACTAAACCTGTGTAACGCTGTATCCCATTAGATACACCGCTCCAATCAACATATTCGATAAGATCGGAAACAGCATTGCCAAGTCCACGAACAGTGGACGAGATAACACCACTCCGAACTACTGAAAACATCTGAGTAGTGAAATCATTAATATCTGTAAAGCCTTGTTGATTGGGAGTGATACATCTAACGAATACGGCGATATCAATCGGAGAAGCTGTACCTGCAGGTACACGTAATGGACACGAAACATCAACATATATAGTTGCAATATCATCAGTGAGAGCACCAACAGTAACCATATCT